TGAAACTCTAAACACCGCCATTGGGTATATACTATACTGCAAGCATTTACTTACTCGTACAGTAGGTAGGTGGAGCGTATAAGGCCATTGGCGAATCTTGGTTAAGATCCGCAATAACCTATGGACAGTCGCCGACTTGCGTCGGGAACGTCGTTGCTCCACCCATCGAAGGGCTAGCACCCCGCCTCGAATGGAGACGGAGTAGGCAACTGATCTGTACCCTTAATAAAACTAAGGCTACAAACATGAATAAAATACTGCAACGACAAAAGTCGCTGCTAAGACGTCTGTGCTTATTAGCACAAATAATCTTAGTGCAGTTTAATATTATGTCCGTAACCGAAGCTTCAACGGGAATAAAATTGTACGAAGAGTATCTTCTTCACCTAATGGAGACGAGAGGTACACTTGAAATGATTAAGGCGAATAAAATCGCCCGTAATCAGGTCATGCGGTACGTTCTCGGTAATCCCCTATTAGGAGCTCCTGGGGTAGATGAAACTGGATGACCGAAATGGTTATCCGGATTAAAACACCTATCCACTTCACCAACAGGGCTAAGAGCATTGTTAACATTGCTAATGTTAACTAGAGCATTCGGCCTAGGTGGTGTACCCGACCTAGCATCTATTAAGAACAAATGAGCTGGTAAGGATAATATAAGTCCTTATGAGTTATCATTGTCTCTAAAGTTACTAGGTATCGAGAAAGGGAGAGTGGGAAAATGGTCTAGACATCATATGACTGTGAAAAGGGGACCAATGGGTCAAGCTCTCGTAACCTCGTTAAATGAACTTACACTCTTACCTCAATCACTATTAAATAATATTAAATTAATAGGAGGTTCGAGCCTAAGTGATTCTATCGAAGGATTACTAGAGGGCTTTGACGCACTCGAGATACTTCGTATGTCGAGTGTAACTATTGGAACTTACTTTTCTATCAGTGAATGATGAAGACACCTATTTCCAACTAAGAAGAAATTCCTTCGAAAACTTTCTTATTTCCCTGATAAGGAGGACAAAGTTAGAGTTATAGCACTTCTTGACTATTGGTCTCAAACATGTTTACGTCCCTTGCATTTATTTATAAATGCGCGGTTAAAACGTTTACCGTTTGATATGACCTTTAATCAAGGTGCTTTCACTAAAAGTGTCCAATCTGAATTACCTAACAATAATTCATATCATAGTATTGACCTTTCATCTGCAACAGATAGAATGCCTATTCGTCTTCAACAACGGATAGTTTCATTCATATTTGATTCAGCAGAGAAGGGCCAAGCATGACATGATATATTGGTAGGTCTGCCTTTTGTTATCTCTCTTGATAAGGGTAAAACCTATCAAGAAATAACATATGGTGCTGGCCAACCGATGGGGGCCTACTCATCCTGACCTGTCATGGCACTTACACATCATGTAATAGTTCAAGTCGCTTGATTAAGGACTCTTTCTTCATTAACCATGAGAAAGAAACGCCTTTTCAAGGACTACTATTTACTTGGTGATGATTTAGTGATCATGAACGATGCCGTTGCCAAAGAATACAAGAACCTTCTCATTACACTTGATATGCCTTTCTCATTAGAAAAGACTCATACATCGAAAGATGGATTTGAATTTGCTAAAAGATGGTTTTACAAGGGTGAAGAGATTTCAGGTTTTAGTATTCCAGGATTATTAAGTGTGTGGAATAGATATCCACTATTACTCAATTTCCTGGACAATCAAGCTAGTCACGGATGATTACTTCCCTTTGGTGGGCACCCGGATCTAATCCTTTCAGTTCATAGAGTTATGATTGGACGGAAGAACCTTATTATCAATAGGGTATCTTCCTCAATTAAACTCTACAAGCTGTTCTACTTCGTGAGATTTCTAAAATCTCAAACAGTGCATATTCCCTCGTTAGTTGATCAACTACGAGAGTTTATGGGCGGTTCTCTTCCGATCATCTTCCTTGAAAAAGAAGATAAGATTACAGATTTGGTTAATCTAATATATCTACGATCGAAACGAAACTTAGTAGAAAAGGACCTTTATTCTTTTCAAAAAGAAGCTTTCAAAGTTAATTCTAAACTTTGGGGCTTCGTTAATAATCGAATAAAGAGACTTGGTGCTGATCAAGCAACCTCCGAATTCCTCCGTGAAACTGTAAGTGTTTTATTTAATTGAAACCTTCCAGTAGTACATCTACTTAATAGACAGATTGATCAATCTACAGAATTTCTTATGAAATACTGGGATCCTGATGTTTCTGATTCCTTCCTCTTTGAGGAAGGTCTATCTAAGTATATGCTCACAAAGGGGACATTCTCTATGAGGTCATCAGCAAGCATTATACTAGCTGAATCAGCGATCCTTAAGAGTTTCATTAACACCGTAAAGAACTTGGAAAATCACGAAAGTGATGATTACAAGGCAATACAGGAGAAATGACTCGAAAACTTCGGCCCGGCGTAGCTATATTAAGCTGCGTGCCCGATACGAAGATTGATCACATCCTTTCAAGATGTCGGTCAGTCACTCTTTTAAACTAAACTCCCATCATCCATACAAACGGCTTAATCGCCGGGTGTTACACGTAATGTGGCACCTATGGGTGGTAAGATGGCAGTTTATTAGAGAGGACTTTTATCGGAGTTACCCTATACTTTCCAG